TCCTATATTTGCAGTTTTTGAGTTCCTATTTCTTAAGAATAGTGTTTCAACTATTAATATAATTTTTAAAAAAATTGATTTATCTTGTTGACCTGGTTCTGTTAAATCTTTTAACTGAGTATCGATATCTTCAAGATGTCTTACAACCTTTTCGTTATGTAACAATTCTAATAAGTTCATAATTTTTTTTATTTTGTATATCTAATATACTGTATTTTAAAGTATTTAATCCTATTTGTTTATAATCTAAACTATTAGTAACAACATCGTGAAAAAAAATATCCGCATTTTCAGTTATATCAGGATTATAATCATAGTATTTTTTTATAATGTTACTATCACCCTTATGTACCAATGATTTATATTCCGAATCTAATCGTATTGGTAAATATATTTCATTTGGAGTATATGTTATAGTATTATTTGATAACTTACCATATATTTTTAAATGATTTTTAAATTTTCCAGAATCAAGTATAAGTGTATTTTTATATGTAGAATTATAATTTAAATTTATAGATGGAATAATTCCATATTTTGATTCAATATCATCTAATGATGAATTTCCTTTGTTATATAAAAGAGTAATGATATCTGAAGAAATACATAAATCAAAAGAAAGTATATTTGAAATAGAAAGAGATGTTTTATCATCTGATATTTTTATACAATGTTTTCTGTAATCATATATTTCAAAATCTTCTTTTAATTTTATTTCTTTGGTTTTGTTATTTATTGATAATCTTAAAGTTTTATCAGTAGCATCATATGAGTAAACACAATGATTCCATCTATTTCTTGAATATGATAATATAACCTCATTGTGATTATTATTAATATCCCAAATCTGTGCAATTAGTTCGTTTCCATTACTAAGAAACAATCCACTATCACATCCTTCAAAAACAAATAAGTTCTTTTTCGGTTGTCTATTTGTATCATCATTAAACCAAAAAGATATACTAAATGAATCTGTTAGCATTTTTTGTGATAAGCTGTTTAATGTTCCATAAATATAATCAGATTTTCCAAATTTATTACAATGTATTTGTTGAATTCTTTTTTCTGCAGATGGAGATACTTTTTCTATCCTATATGGAAGAATATCTAATTCATCATAATTAGAGTAAACATTATTTAAATCATAGAATTTTTCTAAATAAGCACCACTTCTTTGTAATCTATAAAGTAAATCTAAATCTTCAAAACCATAACCCCAATATTCATTTGAGTATCCATTAGCATTTTCAAAATCTTCTCTACTGATAACGATAACTCCTCCAAAGTATTGTGGATAAGGTAATTCACCTCCATGTGCTTCTACATTACTTGCTAAATGTGTTGGTGATTCAGGATAACCATAATCACACTCATCATTCATTGGCAACATATCTACATCATGAAAAGCAAAGTAAGTATATTCTTCTCCAACTTCTTTAGTAACTACATTACATAGTTTACCATAGTTAAAGGGTCTATTATCTGTTTGTTCTGCGATAAAAATAGTGTAATCGATTCCCTTATCTTTGAGGAATTCGTACATATGAGGAACAAATACATCTAAGTGTTCTTGTCTATCTCTATATGGAACTATTATTGCTAACTTATCTTTCATTTAGATTTTTACTATAACATTTGAAAGTTCATTCCACTTTGTATAATCAAAGTAAGAATTATCTTCCATTTTTTCAAACATAAATTCAGGATTATTTATATCGATTTTCCAATCGTTTACCTGAATTCCTCTGTACATTTTTTTGTATTCCTTCCAAAAGGAATAATCTTTTTTTGTTTCAGATACTTCTTTTAATCTTTCAAGAACTGTCGAATCCCACTTGAAGTGATGAACTTGGATAAATCCTTTTTCAAGTGGATATCTTTTAGGATGATTCCATCCTCGTTCTCTCCAAGTATCCGTATCACCAATCACAGCAAAGTGTTGACCAGGTGTTACATCCACAGAACCTTTCATTACACAACATTTGTTTGGCATCGCTCCACTCATAGGATATCTAAAAAATCCTGCAAGTGGAAACGATTTCCAAATATTAGTTTCTTTTGTTACCAAAGGAAACTCTCCATCCTCTCCTATCCTATCGAGGAATCCTCCTGTGATGAACTCCCATCCATTCTTATCACAATCTGAAATCATCTCTCTAATATCAGCTGGATAAACATGAAGTTCATCATCGTCCGAAACCACCCACCATTCATCGGGTTTAGTTTGCTTTACTTCATTATATAATTGAGTAACTCGTTCCCAATTAAATTTTTCTTCTGTTACTATCTTGTGGGGTTTAATACCAAGATTAATTACATCTTCTAAAATACCATCTAAGGTATGTTGTCTGTAAACTACTACATAAATTTCATCTACAATATCTTTGTAGTGATTTATCATATGTGGTAGAAGTGTAGTGTTGTGTCCAACAACTGTAACCAAATTTACTTTTTGCATCTTTGTAGAATTGTTAGACCTGTTGATGCTGGTTTAGATTTAAATATACCATTATTAAAAAAGTTGAAAATTTCCCAATCACTATCATCACTCAGTTCTTTTATTAATTTAGAAGGGCCGTTGGTTATTTCTTGATGGTCATCTTTTTTTATTTCATCTGTAACTATTAATTCTTTTTCAAATGATTCATCTGTATCGTGTATTGATATAATACCATTTGGTGAAAGTAGTTTAGAATATAAATCAAAATCTTGTTTTACATCTTTATAAGTATGTCCAGCATCTATATGTAAATAATCAATTTTAATATCTTCTTTAACGAAAAAGTTATAATATGCATTTTCAGTTGTTTCTAAAATTACTCTTGGAAAAAATGTTTTTCTAAAAAAGGAATCCTCATTAATCCAATCAGTATTACCACCAACTCCATTAGAAGCATCTACTAAGTAAGTTACTCCTATATCTCCCCAATTATAATCTCGGTTACCTTCAAATATTTGTGAATCATATAAATCAACTCTTGCCTGTGTCATTATTCTTGGAATAAATCCACCACCACTTCCTAAGCATACACATACTTTTGCTCTCATGTAATGTATAATAGAATATATTAACAACCCATCACCCAAAGATAAATCAGTTGCACCATGTGTCCATCTATATGGAACTTTTTTTAGTTCAATATATTCCTTTTCATTAGTGTCGTATTCTTTAGATTGATTGTGTGTAAAAAAATCTTTTATAAAGTCAAGATTTAGAAGTGTCATATCTTTAGTATATATATAAATATATAGTTATTATCTTTCCAATAATTTTTTTACAGCAGTTACCCACTTATCTTTATAATCATATCTCATCATATAGGATTTTATTTTATTAAATTCAAATAATCTTTCTTCGTGTGTATCAAATAATATTTTTTTATAAGCTTTATCAAACTCATTTTTAGTTGATGCTCTATATTTGTAATCTAATTCTTTTCCCCAATCTGTGTGTATTATTGGCAATTTACCGAAATCAACTGCCTGAAAAATAGAATATCCAAATGGTTCTTTAAAATAAGCTCCATGAAATATTCCAAAATCTTTTTTCATAAAAGTAGTATGAATACCAGGATTCCATTGAAAAAATTTTGTATTGGGGAAAGTATAAGTTGTTGAATCTTTTAAATTTTGAAAATCATAGTAATCAGTTAATACATATCCCTCATATCCATGCATCCAATGAATACACTTTCTTGATTCACATCTTGATGCAAATCCTATCTTACCATTATCCATATCTGTATTTAAAGAGAGGTTGTGTTTAAATTCATAATAATTTGGTACTTTGTAAGTATAATTTGGAAACCTATCTACAATCTTAGATGGATTATTTCCAATCCAAACTCTTTCTTTAAATGTTTCAAAGTAATCATCACAAAATTTCTCATCTACTTCTGTATTGAATTGTAACCTTTTTAATTCAGGATATTCATCTAATACTTCTTTCATTTCAGTTGGATATGCGTGTACAAAACATAATTCAAATTTATCTTCATGTTTCCATATATGTTCTCTTTTGTGATAATGAGAGTGTAACGAGTATATATAATCACAATCAACCAACCACTCCTCTGTTATATCTACATCATCAAAATGAAAATGATATTCTAATCCTTCAGGTAAAGAAGATGGATTAAAATTAGGTGGTCTTTTAGAATCTATTAATAGTTTCCATTTATTTCTACCTTTTAATTTAGTCCATACATTTTGTAAAAAATTATTTACCCAAATATCAGCACCACCCTTTATTGTATTTCCCGCTCCGGTACATACTAATATTTTTTTAGTAGTTTCTTTTTTATTTTTTACAGGAACAATATGTGAATTTTCTGGTAATTCTCTATTGATTATAGAAAGTACTTCTTCTAAATTTATAATATCCCCCATATCGGTAAGATAATTAAATAACCTTTTTTTAATATTTTTTGCTGGAACACCTTTTATTATCATATCAGTCTTTATTTACATTTCGTATCTCTTGACCATCATAGTACATTTTAATTGATTTTACATATCTTTTAAGTTCACTATTATTTTTATTAAATACAACTATATACTCATGAATGTAATTATCAATATCATTTTGAATTTCAATATTATGAAAATCTTTTTCATTTGTTAAAGTTTGTTCTACTTTATGACCAAGAGAACACTCTACTATCATTTTTAGTTCTGTCATTTTATTATGGTTTAGTTGGCCAGGTTATATTAAATGGGTCTGGTTGATTTGTTATATCTCTTAGTGATTGTCTATATGTACTCCATTCCTCACTAAGTGTTGGTGTATCCTGTAATGCCATATAATCGGTTTCTGAAAGAAGTTTATCTCTTTTTTCTCTTAAGTAATCCCACCTACTTTCATTAACCTGTGCAATTTCTTCTGCAGTAAGGTCTACAACAGAGTATGTTCTAACATATACAGAACCACTTTGTGTTGGTGTTACTTCTATAACATCTTGATATTCACTACAAGATGGATATGAATTTGAATCAACTACACAATAAATACTTGAGGATATTAAGCTTTCAGTAGTTTCATCATCAAACGAGTATAAATTATCAAATGTACTAGGATTATTCGCAATATATTCACCTATATCGTAAGGATAAATTACATCTGAGCCTGATACTTTTAAAAAAATATTATTTATTTCCATTATTACTTTTTATATTATATTATTACCATGAGTTTCTACCACCATCATCATGTCCTACTATAATCCAACCACCTTCACAATTTTTGGTAGTATTCCCATTCCTAAGAGTTTGTTTATTAAAGATAAATTGAACACAATGTCCACCACTTAAGGTGTACCATCCGTTATTATCTCCTTCTCCTGATAACCCTTCTATATATGCATTTCTACCATGGTTAGTGTTGAATATATAGACTACCGTACCATCAGCTATATCTTCAACATCATAAATATCAGTACTGTATTGATAATTTCGTGCTGCTTTTGGAACAGAACTATCATTACTTCCGTTAGTAAATTGTCTATGTGGAAGTGCATAGTACTGACTTGAAGCTGAAGAACCAGGAGATAATGTAAAGAATGCACCTTTCATTGGATTTATATATGATGGACTAGTTGAACTCCCACCACTTGATGGAATACTATATCTCCTCATTTCAGGTCCACTGTAAAGTTGAGGTCTTGCCAGTCCATAAAATGCACTACTTCCTCCATAATCTTGGCCTAAGATAGTACGGCCATAGAAATTAGCTCTACCAGTTGATGTAATTGTTGAATCATCTTTATCATCTTGATTAAGAGAAACTGTTCCTCCCTCTACTTGTAAAAGTGTAGAGGTATAACTACCAGGTGATACTCTATTAATTTTTACATACTGGTCTGAGTTTGTTACGGCCTGGAATCCCCCACCTGATAATTCTACAAAGTTTGATGGTTGTGCAAGTGTAAATGATTCATCAAACCCACTAACTGCTTCTGCACGTTGTGTGGAATTTTGAACATATGTAGTGGTGGAGTTAGTACTAGTTCCATCTAATAAGTATTTTGTTCCTGTTCTTGCCAGAACTTTTGATTTATGTATAAATCTATAATCTCCTGTACTTGTAATATTAATAGTAGAAGTAATTGGTGTGGCAGAAGCATAATGATAACTGTTAGCAGATGTAGTATATCCTGAAACTGTTTGCCAGTCATAATTATTTGAATTTCCGGTTGCCGTATAATAAGTACCTATTGTTGTTGCACCTCGTGAGTACGCATATCCTAATTGAATCTCAGAAACCGTATCCCATGTACCTGAATTATCTTTCTGAAGACATAAATAAACGTAATGGTAAGTATATGCCGCAGATGCATAAGATTGATAATTGTAAGTAGGATATGGTGGAACTAGGTTTCCAAATGGACTTCCTGTTGTTACTGAAACACTCGGTGGGCTGGTATTTAATGTCCAAGTTGGCATAGTTGTCCCACCACTATATAAATCAGATAATTGATACTCACCTGTTGTGGAAATTGTTATATCAGTACTATCTGGTGTACTAAAAGCTGTTGCTTCCCCTTGTGCACCTGTTCCACTATTTGAAGATACATACGATGTAGCGGGTATTGAAGAACCAGGTTGATTACTATTGTAACTAGCAATGTAAATATTTCCTGCACCAGCTGAAGTTAAAGTATCATCTGCATTAATTTGTGCTTTAAGTTCATTACTTGAATTAAATAATTGAATCTTCTTAGATGTTGGATTTAAAATAATTCTACTATCAACATCTCGAAGTTTACCTTCATTTTCAACAGTATCAACAACCCAGCTACCAAGAATTCCACTTTGTATATTAAATGAACCTGAAATGTTTGCATCTTGTGCTGACATGTTTCCATCTGAATCTACATGGAATTTAGGATTTCCTTCTGTTGGTACACTTAATGTACCACCAATTACAGAACCACCTGATAGAGTTCCTGTAAATGTACCACTACCATTAACAATCAATTCATCTGCAGAAGCATCCCAAGTAAGTGCACCTCCTGTTCCTCCAAGGAAAAAATCACCATTATTGGCCATGTAGGTTGTAAAATTACTACCATCATGATATCCTATAAATTGTGAAGTTAAATTTAATCCTGCAGCGGCTGTATTTGTTGCCAAAGCAAATGCATTTGCACCACTTCCACCAAATGCATAAGATGTTGGATTTTCCAAACCACCTGTTGTTGCATTAATTGCATTTACACCACTTTGTGCATTACTAACCGCGGTATTTAATGAACCGGTTGCAGTATTTAATGAACTTACACTACTATTTAATGAACCTGTTGCACTGTTAAGAGAATTTAATTGATTTGCAGTTTGACCTCCTGTTATATTAATAGTACCTGTTACAGTTAATTTTGCTTCAGAAGCATCCCAAGTAAGTGCTCCAGATGTTCCACCAAGGTAAAAATCACCACCACTATCCATGTAAGTTGTGAAATCACTACCATCATGGTATCCCATATATTGTGAAGTTAAATTTAATCCTGCGGTGGCTGTATTTGTTGCTAGTGTAAATCCATTCCCACCAAATGCATAAGAACTTGGATTTTCTAAACCACCTGTTGTTGCATTAATTGAATCTACACCACCTTGTGCATTAGTTACGGCGGTATTTAATGAACCGGTTGCAGTATTTAGTTCTCCTAAACTAGCTTCAAGTCCTTGGCCAGAGGTTAATGTTATTGCTCCTTTTATATCTAATGTCGAACCATTCCATTTTAAATGATTTGAACCACCTTTTAAAGATAATCTGTAACTTGGAGTTCCACTATTATCATGGTTACCTATAAAAATACCATCTACATCATATCCTTGGTTTCCTGCAGTACTACTTTGTCCTATTGAAATGTATGGATTATTAGTACCACCTGCTAAAGTAATATTAGCTGCAGAAATACCTCCACTATTGTTACTACCAACATTTAATGTATTTTGAACAAATGAATCTTCAAACAATCCTATCTTTGCTGCCACAAAGAAATCTTGTGTTCCTAAACTTTCCCATTTATTTGCACTTGATTGATGAGGTGCACCATTAGCAACATTACCAGTAGCAGAAGTATGACTTGATTTAACTGCATAATATTCATCATATGGTGCGTTACCACTTGATGACCAAAGTACTACATCTCTTCTTCCACTTGCTCCAGTCGAAAACTGATATGCTCGGCTATCTTCCCAAACTCCTGTAAATACTACACCTGGTCCATTTGTTCCAACAACGGCGGTTGTGACTGGGTGATTAAATTGTTTACTACCAGCATTACCTGAACCATCCTTATAATCAATAGTATATGTTGTTGTAAGTCCACCTGGATTACTTGCTGAAGAAGGTTGTGATGGTGTTAAAACTCCTGCTGAAGCTTCTGAACCATTTGTTATACTTGAGTTGATTTTAAATTGTGAATTTGATAATGTTGCACTACTAAGTACCGCGGTTAATGCCGAACCAGTTTCTTGAGCAGTTATGGTAATATTAGATACACTATCAAAAGTATCTCCATTATTTACATCTCTTATAAGATTTTGAGTAAATAAACTTGGAGTTATATCTACTGCATTTGCACCATCTTGTCCAACAGTACCATCTTCACCTTGAATTGATTTTGTTAATGTTTGAGTAGTTGTTAAACTAAAAGCCGTTCCATCTAATCTTTGACCCGATATTGTATATGTTATAGTTGCCTGATTTGCAGTGAAAGCACTATGGTTACCAATTACACAAGTTGTTGTATCTAGTCCTTGACTTGCAGTTCCTTCAGTTAATCCACTTTCATTAGAAATAGAAACACCATATTTTCCTGCAGATACAGTACCAGTTGTAAATGTTAAAGCAGTTACTCCTTCAAACACTTTAATGTTTGTACCACTTCCTGCAAAAGAAGTTGGTGTTCCACTAGGATTACAAGTAAAAGAATGATTTGAATTATCATTAGATACTTGAATACTATCTAAACCTTCTTTTGATTTAGTTAAAGTTTGTACACTTGTTAGTGAAATTGCATCACCATTTAATCTTTTACCAGTTATTGTATATGTTATAGCTACTGTATCTGTACCATCAACCATTGCAGAATGAACACCAACCACTGCATCATTTGTTGAATCAGTTATAGTACCAACTGTAATTGTTGAAGTGGGTGATTGTGAAGTTGCAACTGTCCAATGACCAGCAGTTGAACCATCATTATCATAATCTAATTGAGTTGCTCCTTCAAATAAAGAAAGTGTAGTTCCACTATTTGCATAATCTAAAACTTCTCCACTTGAAGATGCTGGTAATGTATGTGATGGATTTGAACTAATAAGTGTTAATCCATCTGTTCCTTCTTTTACTCTTACAATTCTTACTTCATCAGTAAAATCACCATCTTCACTAGCAGTTACAGAAAGTACAACTGAGGTATTTGAACCAAAGTTTGTTGCTGATAATGCTCTTGAATCACCTGTACCAGTTAGGGTTATCGAAGGGTCTGTATTGAATGTAGAGGAACCTGATATATTTTGTCTTATTGCAGTAAATGAAATTGATGATGGGGTTACTGTTCCATCTAATGCTTCAACAAATACTTGTGCATCATTTGTTAATCTTACACTTCGTGCATTTGTTCCATCTCTACCATCCGATACTATAAAGAATGTTTCAGATACAGATGTTGTTTTACTTGTATTTGGGTCAACGAAAGTAGCATTAACAGTTAAGTCTTTTGTAGTTGTTGCAGTTGAAGAACCTAATGTAATACTTCCACCATCCCCATCGTTTGCAGTTAAGGTTATTTCCGAAGCTCCTGATGCAGTACTAATCTTCATTTTATCAACCGAACCATTAAAACTTGGAGTAATCAATGCCTTCTTTTGATACTCAGTTCCATTTGAATCAAAGAAAGAAGCAGTTAATGGTAAAGTTGCTGGTGTAAATGAATTAGTAAGTCCTCTATTTGTATGTAATGAATTTGCTAAGAATGTTCCTCCACCTAAACCATCAGTTACATCTAATAAAGTAATAGTATCTAATAATGTACCATCATCTTCTTTAAGTGAAATTAATTTTGAACCACTTATTGCAGTATTAGCAAATACAGGATTATAAGTTACACCATTTCCACCATCACTAATACCGGTCATACTTGTAGTTAGTAAAGTACTCCCACTATAAAGTTGTGCATCTCCTTGAGCAGAACCACTTACATCAAATGAACCTGTACCATCCAATCTTACTACTTGTAGTTGTAACGTACCTTGGTTATTTTTTATTTGTGTTCCATTTATTGGTTTAATGATAAATCGTGGTCTTGTATCAAGGCCTGGTTTTGTAAATATTAAACTTTCTTGGTCACTATCTAGTTCATTATTTAAATTAACATTATTATCAGATACTCCTACTCTAAAAGTAAATGGAGTACTTGGAATTGTAGTTGGTGCAGTAAATACTCTACTCGTATGTTGTGAACCAGTTGAATCGTTAAAAGTAGTATCATCGACAAAACTACTATCTCCTCCTGTAAATTTGTAGTATGGGTCATTTATAGTAGATGAACCTGAAGCAATTAATGTTACTGTTGATGGAGTTGGGTTTGTTCCATCTGCATTATATTGTATAGTATTAGGACTTATAAGTAATGTAACACTACGAGCATTTGTTCCATCAACACCAACTTTAGATACACTTACATCAAATCTTACTAATTTATTTTGTACTAATGTTCCTTCGGAATTTACATAATCAATTGATGCACTACCAATTGTTCCATTATATCCATCGTGAGTACCATATGTTGGTGTAATTATTTCATTAGAATTTGAACCAGAACTTACTGAGTTAATTTCAAATTTATAAGCTTCACTCAATCCTCCACTTAAACCACTTTGATAACTATATTCAGTTCCACCTTCTTGTACCACAACTTCTACTGTTTGTGGAACTTCATATCCACTTGAACCAGAGTTTATTGTTTGAGAAGTTGGTGATGTTTTTGTTAAAACATTTGGTACTGCCTTTTTTGATTTTGTATAAGATACAATCTTTTCAAATGATTGTGATGTTGTATTATCACCTGCAAGATATTCAATATTTAATGTTAACGAACCACTATCTTTACTAGTTTGAAATGCAGATATAGAATAGTTAGAAGTATTTGGAGATGTATCAGTTGGTGTTACATTTGTACCACTAATTGTTTTTATATCAAATGTGTTTCTATTTCGTGAATTATCTGAATCATAATCATCATGTGTAATTTGATTAGAACCAATAAACATTTGTACCGAACCACTTGATGCTGCAAATCCTCCAAGTATTTCACCGGTTGAGTTAGCTGGGAATGCGGTTGTTTCATTTGAAAGTACAAGTGAAACTGCATCAAAATTAACTACCTTGGATAATGTAATTTCATCGGTTTGGGAATTACCAAATACATCAGAACCGGTAAATGAATAAGTTACCTCATCAAAATTATTTGATGCAAATGATTGAGAAAACTGAGTTGATGAAATTGTGTATGAATCTATACCATTTACAGTTTCTACAAAATTAAGAGGAGGTCTATTACTTCCACTATTTACTTCGATTGGTGTTATCAATGAAGCTAAGTTTTTTCTTTGTGCTCTTACAGTTATACTCTGTCCACTTGGTTTTGGTGAAAGAGTTGTTGGTTCGTATATAAATTGATTGGCATTAGAAGTTACTATAAGTTGAGGTGCATTATCACCATCTTCTAATCTATATACTGTTTCAAATTCTTGAAAGTTTTCCAATGATGCAGTATAAACAACAGAACCAACGAATGGGGTTTCACTATTATCAGTTCTTGAACCAGTAAAATTATTTATTGTGACTATTGCACCTGCAGGAGTTATTGTTGTTAACTTACCTGGATATTGTGAATAATCACTAGGATTTAAATAATTACCATCAACATCAAATGCTGATGAAGCAAATGTTGTAGAACCAGTTAAATTAGAAGTACCTATTTTAAATTGTATTTGTTGTCCTTTTGGATTTTGTACCGAACCACTTGAAAATCTAAAAGCATTTCTATCTGATTCAAATGTTAAAAGTTTTGTACTTGATGGAAAATCATTTCCACCATCAAATTCTTTTGTTGCAATTACATCAACAGGTATGTAATTATTATTTACATCATAAAACTCAAATTTGAAATCAAATGTTTCACTTGCAGTTTTTCTAGGAATATCTTGTATAATAGTAAACTCATCTGGTGAAAATGATGTATCTTGTGCATTTCTTAAAGATACATTTGAAATGTACCAATCAGACCCTTGAACCTCGAATACTAATTTTGCATCTCCAGTATTTTCTGATATAATATTTTTAGTTAAAGTTTGTTGTGATTGATAAATATCAGAACCACTTATTGATAAAAAATCTTGAGTAAAGTTTGAAGAACTTAAATATGCTCTTACTTTTTTATTAGAACTATCAACTGAACCACTTACTTTTGTTTTAAAATTTAAAGTATATTCAACATCTTTTGATATTGATATTGATTGAGAAGTTATAAGTTCTTGAACACCACTTCCTGCATAATCTATTTTTACTGCTTGTGATAAAACACTTGAGTTGATTGTAGTGGGATGTGAGTTTGATGAAGTTACCCAATAATTAGATAAGTTATATGAATCAAATCTACCATAAGATATTTCAGTATCTCTTGTTGTAGTTATATCTCTAAGTAATTCAGTAGATTCTAGTTTAGCTTCTTGTACAAATTGGAAATCCCCAACAGCGTTTCTTGATTTTCTAAATACCTTAACTCTGGCAACATCACCAACAAATGTTTTTAATTGTGTGATATCAATTTTACCAAACGAACCTGTAAGTGCAGATTCACCTATTGTTTGATTTTGAATATCTTGGTATGTAACACTATAAGATTGTGAACTAAAAGATTGTACTAAATTATTTGAATCAGTAAATGGAACATCAACCAGTACTTCTCTATCGTTTAAAACTTCTATAATGTTTGGAGAATAATTTAAAGAAGATATTGTTATTGTATTTTCATCAACATCTCTATCCCAACTACCACTCGTTCTTTGTAATAAATAAGTAGTACCCGCTCTCCAATTAGAAATATCAAATGATTGAGGAGGATTCATTGGGAATCCACTTATTTCTCCTGTTTCAGTTACATTAGTTATACTTTTTGAAAATATTGGTTTTACTAATTCAGTTATACTAACAATAGGTCTTTTGTAAAACCTTACAATACTTTCATTGTTTAAGTTTTTATTTATATTAAATGATTTTTCCCATTTAACATTGTAAACACCCTTCCATTCATCAGGTACATCTGTAATTGCACCATCATTACCAATATATGTTTTTAACTCACCAAGTACTGTAATCTTACCAATACCTATTGGGGTATCTTCATAAACATGAACAGATACTAATTTTGAGTTACCTTCATAATATTCAGGCACACCACCACCTGGTTCAAAATATACAGGATTTCCCTCTACATCAAGAATTTCTATTTTTATTTCTGTTGATTCTTTTAAGAATTCAGAACCCTCGATAAGAAATCCATTCTTACCACCGGTAAATGTTTCATTAAATTCTGATATTCTAAAATACTCAGAATTAGGTAAATCATCATTTTCAAATACTTGAAAGTTTGTTAAATTTAGAAATGGTGAGAATTTTTTAATTATAGCCATATATTGTATCCAATTTACTTTATATAAATATATCGAATTATTTTTTGTTAATATATATTATATAGAAATCAATAGAACATGGGAAAATATACTACAATACAAGTAAAAAGAGAATTATATAGGGAATTACACGATTACTGCTGTGAGAATGGTTATTCTAAAAGTGGTTTGGTTGAGAGGTTAATTAAACAAAGAATTAGTAAACCTAAACCTACTAATGTACTTAGAGTTTCTAAAACTTAACTTGGGAAAATCCTTTTTCTTTTTTAATTTCAATGAGGCCATCTACTACATCTCTCATTGAATCGATATGTGAAATAATCATAACGAAATCAAACTGAGTTTTAAGATATGTAAACAACATAAATAGGGATTGTAAGTTCTCACTATCTAATGTACCAAATCCTTCATCTATCACAAGGAAATTAGGTCTTGGTAGGTTACATACATTGATTAGAGCAACTCTAATTGCTAATCCACTAATGAATCTTTCCATACCACTACACATTTCTAAACTCCATCTCTGGTCTCCATACACTAAATAAGCGTTAATGTTTTTACCATCAATTTCTAATTGCATTCCAAACTCTACGATTTGTGCTAAGATATTGTTTACCTCACCCTCAATCATTGGTAATGCCTTTTCTATTAATTCATAAGAAACACCATCCTTAGAAAGAGCATTTAAGTAGAAATCAAATAATCTACTCTGAGATTCCATATCCTTAACCTCATTGATTCTATCTTCAATAGTTTCCTTTTGGTTCTGTAATGCTGATACTTTACCATTTAATTTAAGAACATCTGTATTTACTTTTCTTAAATCATCTTTAGTAACATTCAACTTTTCTCTTACCGATTGTATATCAGTTCGTATCTCTTTATTTTTTATAATTTGTTTTTCATTCTTATAATATTCCTTTATAAGTTGTTCTTGTTGGCCAATTTGTTGTTTATTTCGTAATTCCTCAGTTTCAATTGTTGATAACTTGTTAATAAGTTGTGATATCTCTCTATCAATCTTATCTTCTTTATCTTTTGCCTCTAAGTAATTTTTCCACTCATCTTTATATCCTTTCAAAGAATCAATCACTAACATCAACTCTAATCTTATATTATCATTATCGGTAAATAACTCTTGGTATTGAGATATATCAGCTTCTACTTTTTCTTTTTGTTGTAGAATAGTTTCAGAGTTTTCCATACAAATATCACACTCTTCATTATATTTGTGTTTATCTAAATGGTCTTTTCTCTCATATAAAGAATCTTTTTTAATATTGATTTTTTCAATTGTAGATTCAGTATCTCTCAATTTATCCTCTGCTATTTTTAAATTACCAATACCATTTTCTAATTCTTCTTCATCAAATTTATCAACGATTTCATCTAAAGTGATTTGTAATTCTTCTCTATGGGTAATTCTATCTTGTGTAGATTTTTTATCCGATTCAATTGTATCTCGTTTCGTTTCGAGTAATTTTAATCGTTTTTCAAGTTCTTCAATAGATACTCCACTATCTGCATTTAACTTTACAATCTTTTCATTTAGAGATATAATCTTTTTATTTAAAACTTCTTCTTCATCTCGAAGAGCTTTTTGGTTCATCTCATAAAGTTTGTACTCGTTTTTATTTGATTTTAAATCAGTGTCGATTTCCGCCAATTTTGTCGTAAAATCATCGGACTTGAATTTTCTGATAAGTGTTGCATTATCTCTATTCTCATCAGCTGCCTTCTGATATAGTTTATCAAAGATGTTTACACCAATGAATTGAGAAAGTATTTCTTTTCTTTCTGATTGTGATTTATCTATAAAGAGTGCATTGTTTCCTTGTAGGGATAGTGCAGTTAGAACGAAATCCTCGAACTTACCTAAGTACTTTTCAATCTCTTTGTTTGTATCTTTTCGTTGTTCACCATTAAGTGATTCTATAACTCCATTGTTATCTCTCCAAAAATCTACATCTACTTTTACTGATGTTGCTTTTCTAACATATTTGGCTCTTCTTTCAATATAGTAGTTAATACCATCTATCTCGAAGTTGAACTTACAATAGAAGTTTGTCTTACGGTTATTAATGATGTTTTTAGAGATGTTTGTACGAGAAGTCTTATCGTAGATACAAAATGATAATGCATCGAAGAGGGAGGATTTACCTGAAGCATTAGGAGCAAAGATACCAACGATACCTTGTGCTTTATCAAACCTTACTTTATTATCCTCACCATACGAGAACATATTAGAAAACTGAAACTCTTTCGGTGTCCATAATATATTACCCATTTGACCAGATTCATCTATATGTGAATTCAATTCTGAGTTTATTTCTGCTATCCTATCTAATTCATCATCTTCTAAAAGATATTGTCTTTCTAAGTAATCTCTTATGAGTTGGTTTTGGAATGTTTCATTTTTAACATCACCAACTATATTTTTGTTTACCTTTTGATTTGTTTTTAATTGTCCGATTGTATCGGTTCTAGTTACAGTAACTTCAGCAACTTTGAATAACTTCTTTAGTTCAGTTATTCTTCTTTTCATATCAGAAGCTTCTGTCTTTGTAAATCGTAATCTTAATCTTGGATACTTTGGAAGTTTAGTACCAACTTCATCATATACCCATTGAGGTATCTTACCATCAACTACATCTACTGTTAGAAATCCATAATCATTATGTAGATGATGTTCTGTAAAAGTTCTTGTAGGAATATCCCAAAGTAGATATCCATGATTTTCTAGTAACTCACCATGATTCTGTTGAACCATAGAACCAGCATATGCAATATGTTCATACCCTTCACCAAAAGTTTGTCTTTTGTGAATATCACCCAACATGGCCATATCGAATCCATCAAACATATCTACTTGAAATGAGTTTGAAGAAACGGTATAGCCGATATCTGTTTGAGCTTTGTTTACCGGTCCATGAAAAAGACAGATTGTATTTTCTCCATCAATGGTATTTCCTTTAGGCCAATTCTCCTTGTTATCCAATATAGAATAGACAACAAAAGTAAGATTGTGGATATTGTAAACACCAGTATCACGAAGATAATGAATTCTATCGTTTCCAAGATTTTGGATAATAGGTGTGAGTACATCGAGTCTGTGTGAATTATTTAAGTTACAATCATGGTTACCTGTGATTAATACAGTTTCTCTTAACTTAGCACACTCTGTAAGAAACCAACTTATTTCGTGTACGAGTTCTGGTGACATCTCAGTTTTTGCGTGAGCAATATCACCAGCAATATAGATTAGAGAATCCTCTATATTGTCTTGTTTAACTTGTTTTAAGAATTTTTTGAATACTAATCTGTATTCCTTGTGCCTTTGGAGATTTCTAATATGTAAATCTGCCAAATGGTAAACCTTATTTATTATCATAAACCTTTTAACTTTTGTGATATAATATCACCGAATCCTGTTTTCTTAGATTCTTTTAATTTATTATTTACTTCTGTGAACCCCATTTCAGATGCATCTTTATCTGTGGGTTTAATATTTTTTGTAGTGATTCCTTGATTTTGGAATTGCATAGTATAACGTAACGCTTGTTCTTGAGCATCTTCATCTAATAAGATGTTTATAGAAGATACTCCATTTTTAAATATAGCATCATTTAATTTTTTAGGAACAAACTTACCCAATATAGGAATAGAATTTCTTTTAACTGCCATTGCATCAAATACACCCTCTACTAAGGTAATTGGCTCATTCCAATTTATTTGATTTTCAAACATTATAACATTTTTTGAAACTGGTGGATTTTTGTATTTAAACTTTTCCTCAGAATGTACAGACCTCGCGATGAAGTAATTGAGTCTATTATCCAAATCATAGGAAGGAATAATAATCCTATTAGAATACATACCACCATCACAATACCCAATATTATATTTAGTAATATCTTCTTTAGTAATACCTCTATCTTCAGCATACTTAAGAGCCTTTCTGTACACAGGATTTATTTTACCCTTTGGTACTTTTAGTAATGATTTAAATTCACTTGGTAATCGTAACTCTACCTTTTCATCTTCAGTATCTTTACTATAAACTACATAATCATCTCCATAGATTTCGTACAATTTCTTTAATTTACGAGAATCTACATGAAGTCTCTTAAGTAATCTTTGTATTTTTCTTCCTTTTGCATCACAAACCCAACAATGCCAATATTGTGTTTTTAAGTTAACTTGTAACTTTTTCTTGTGATGATGACAAAATGGACAATAGTGTGCCTGTTCATCATTTTTCATAGATGTACCAGGCCCCAAAACATCATTTAATATATTAATAACTTCTTGTTTCTCGTGATGTGAGAGCATAATTACACTTTTAACAATACAAATATACGAAATTATTCCGTAATTTCCAAGTCTTTTCTAAAAAACTTTCCTAATAGGTTATCATTTAGAGATAATTTATCAGCAAGTACGTTATGAGAAAACTGTTCCTGTAACTCATAATATGTTAATGCCTTCTTAGTTTTACAAAATCTAAGTATCCTTAGTTCTAATCTATCATTTATTTCTCCTCTAGGTTCTTGTTCCATAGATAAAGTGTTCGAATGAAACCATAATTGTACTGAGGCATTTGATGAACGATAATCTTGCCACTTAGATTCTTTTATCACCTTTCTTTTTCTTTTGTAACCTTTTAATGGTGGTAAAGTTCTATGTGAATATAAGGATTTTTTTCCTATATAATATTGACCAGTTTGGCCATTTGTAATCTTGTATATAAATCCGATAGTCCCCTCGGGCATATCTGATATTTCTGTTATTGGTCTTCCGTTAAAATTCCATCCCATAGTTAAAAATCTTGAAATCATTATAATACCTCTCTCTCACCCACTCCTTCATCCACTCTTCAGAATAATAATATTTGTAATATTTTTCCTGGTTTAAGTTTGGATGATTGTTGTGTATTGGATTATTATTTAGATGTGGTAACTTTTCTTTATAATTAAGTTTTTTAAATAACACAGCGGTATCTTCTAATAAGTTTTCATATCTTCCTATAAAAGATACTTCTTTAGTATTTGTTTTTCCTTCGTTAATATAATAACTTTGAGGTATAATCCATGTATCGTTTTGATTTATTGTTTCAGTAAACTCACGAAAATTACTTGAATAAATACCTTTTCTAACTCCATGTTGCCATGCAGACATCAATCGTGTAAAAGGATTCCTTACTATTGTAAATATAAAATATTCATTATCTGGAACTGCACGTATAGAATCATGTGAAGTATATATTTCCACAGATTCCTTAGTTAGTAATACTTTGTTAATTGATGTTCCTCCGGTTTTAGGGACATGAATAAATGCCCATTTTTCAGAGTGATTTAGAAGTAAACTCAAAATTAATTGATTTAAGTTATTTTATTGTATCTGAGTACTTTTTCAGATTCAATTTACCACCTCTTGCTTGTGCAAGTGCCTTATTATCTTTGTGTAATTTGTTTTGATTATCAGCAGATATCGGTGTTTTATCTTTTCCTTTGTCCGCAAGTTTTGCGAATTCGGACTTGTTGTATAAATCTTGTATTGATGCCATATTAGTATCTCCTTGTTATTATATAAATATAGATTAAGTATCGAAACGAACAATAAAGTTCATATCATAATCTGGTAAATTCTTTATTGGTTTAGGTAATTTAGCAACCGCAATCATATTATTATCATCATCATATAAACCAATTGTTGTAATAAATGGTGCTAAATAAGAACCAGTTGGGTCTATTGATGCAGATGTATGATAATCATCCCAACTACCACTTACTGATGGTAGATGTGAACCTGTTATTGATGATTTTAATTTTATATCCCCTACCTCTTTAATCTTAACAGTTTCCGCTGGTTTAACATTTGGTATAGCTGTTGTTGTAAAATCATATGAGTTTGTTAATACAACATCTACAGCAGATGGACTTTGTGAAGTGTTAAATTCACCAGCCTTAGAACTTACTAAAACTTCTGTTTCGTAAATTGTTTTAGTACTTCTATATTCTAATGAATAACTTGTAATTAATTCAGTTAAAACTATCAAACCATCTTCATAGAAAATATTACCAAATTGAGAAGCATCGATTGATAGTCCATCGAAATCTAATACTTCAGATACTTTCATTAATCCTGCTTGTAAATCAAATGAAACTATATTTACTACATCTGTATCTGTACCAAAGGTTACTGTCATTTCACCTGATTCTAAATCGGTTGGAGAACTAGGGTGTATTGTTCCAGTAAATACCTCACCATCGTTATCACTTATAGTAATTTGACCTAATTCAAAATCAATACTTGTAAGAGTATATTCAGGAACACTTGAAAATATATTACCACTACCATCATCACTATAAATACTATCATTATCGTGATTTACTATTTGAACTGATTTAGATTTTATAGCTTCACCATATAATTCTTGAGGAACTGCAATGGTATAAATAGTATTAGATATCTTTCTTTCTGCACCAAGATTAGATAAATCAGAAACTCTACCAAATAAAGTAATGGCAGTTGCATCTGAATTATAAAATTTAGAATTTATGGAATTCCAAAGAGAATAATTATCACTTCCATAACTATTTGAAGCAGATACAACAGCATAATCAGAATTACTTAAAGACCATTCTTTATAGACCTTAAAGTTTCTTTTACTTATATTCGATTTTGGTATAGTTTTTAACATACAAAGGTTTCTCCTCTATATAAATATATTGAAATAAAAAACCCCACTCGTGGTGGGGTTATTTAAAATTATAAGTTTATAGATTAGAAATCAAGTTTTACTTTGATTAATACTTCCTTATCAAATGATTTTGGAACTGGTTGTGATGTTTTAGCCACCGCAATAAGTTCGTTAGCATCACTATATAATCCAACTGTTGTAATAAATGTTCTTGGGTCTTTTTCAAAAGTTGATTCTGCAAAAGAATTATCTGAACCAGTTACGAATGTTGGGTTATTAGAATAATTATATTCTCTGTTTGTTGCTC